CTGTGCTTTGTGTTGAGTCTGTCTTGGCTGTCATCTTGATATTGTCGATATATTCACTACGCCATGAAAGCAACTGACCAAGCGAACTATGAGGTGGCTCAATCCAGCGATGACCCACTGAATCATCCATGCCACGCTGCAATAGGCTACCCAATCCAACCTCTTTATCACCACCATCAAGAGGCTCGCTTTTATAAGGCTCTTCAAGCATAGGGAAGCCCGAGCTTTCGATGATTTCCATTGATAGTGAGTCAATGTTAAATATGCGCTTATTGATATAAGAAATATCTTTAATGTCAGAGCTTGGGGCTTCGCCTAGTGGATTGTTATTGGCAAACATAACAAACGGCACCTCGCCCAATGGATTAACGCCGTTATCAACCTCCTTGTATTCCTCGTTCTTCTTTTGCTCAACAATTACCCATGAATCACGTTCCCAAATCTTGAAGCGTTCAACGTCTTTCTTGTTGCTTTCTTCTTCAAGTATAACCTTGATCAACACCATTCGACCGTCAATGCTCTCGAACTCCATGTCATAAATCTGTGACGGCTCGTAATAAACGCAATATGCTCGATTGTCTTTGTCAATTTGGTCTTGCAATGAATTTAAAGGAATATCGGCAGGGCGGTCAATAATAACCCCAACAAAACCAAGCACGCCAGCTCTCAAGCTTAGCTGCTCAATATATGATTGATATGAATGTCCTAAATAGTCAACGTTATCTTTGAAACTCTCGAATAGCTTATTACTACCAAGTGACCCATAATCGCGTGCATGTTCAGGCTGGTATAGATAGCCGTTATACAAGTCAACAATAGGGGCGCACAAGTTAACGTACATCGCTTGCTCTTTCCTGCGTTTAAAGCCCTGCTTAGACTCTCGTTCATGCTGGACAAGATATTCGCCCTCAAGGTATGAATTGCCGCCATCATACGACTTTTCCAGAAACTCCCAGAATTTAAGCTTTTCTTCAATCTTTGGGTTGCGCTTGATGTGTTTCATTTGTAAAACCTCTTTTTGTTGCTTGGCGCACTAATAACAGGAAATTCAAAGTGTGTCAAATAGCCTATGGCTGTAGTTATGTGTTGATATTCGTCTGAATCATCTTCCAAAAACGTAGAACCCTTTTTAAGCTGGCATGTTGACAAGCCTTTATGTGCATACACTGCTTTCGCTGGATTGATAAACAACGAACGCTTGCCATCCGCTGAACATACCTTTGCCCTTACAGAGTTTTGTCTTGATTTAATTGATGGATGAGCTGCACGAACCTTGCGTATGAACTTCCACCCATTATCCCTTAGAACGCTCTCCATCGAAGTGTAATCTGATGATTGCCCGTGTTTCTCGCCGTTCTGACCTGATGGGTCGCCATAAATTACTACGGTTTTGTTTGCATGCTTCTTATACCTTTCAACGAACTCTAAAGCCGATTGCTTGGATACTGCGGAAGTCAACACAATCTCATCAAGTATGTATAAGTCTTTTCCACGCAATACACAGCATGCGCTTGACAGCGGCGTATAGTTTTGATCGTGACACCATAGAATCTGTTCATGTGGCTTTATTGTTTCGGTGGTGTGGTTTGCCTTAGAATAGTCTTCATATATGCGCCCTGATGCAGTCTCGAAGCTTGCCTCATACTCTTGCAAGTATTGACGCTTTGACATTCTAGCTTTTGCCGCTGCGATTACTTTATCCGATAAGATGTCGGATGATTTCCAATGAAACACCTTAGAATCTGCATTTATGCCAGCATCGGCAGCTTGGCACATGTCATAGTAATGATTAAGCCCGTCAGGAACGCCTAGAAACCAACACCAAGCTAAATAGCCTTCATATGTAGGGTTCTCTGTATCAAGAGCAGGCATTATGTTCTCATTAACTGATTTTGTTTTTACGTTGGCAATTTCGTCTATCCCACCGCCTAGCCAAGGAATCCCCTCAAAGCGTTCAGGCTTATCTAAACCTAAAACATGAACCTTGCAACCATTGGGCATAAATATGATTTTATCTGTTTCGCTTGGCTTATTCTTATGCGTAGAAGCGAATGTCAAAAGCTTTAGGTCATCCCAAAATATCTTTTGTGCTTGGTTGTGCGTGGGCGCTGCTGCGAAGTAGTTTCCTATCTTTACTTCCTTGCTCATAACCGTCTTGGCAAGGAACCGCTTAAACCTTTCTGTCTTGCCGCTACGTCTCCCCGCTGGAACTAACGGAAACCGCACCCCATTATCTATAGCCTGTACAAGTTCCATTTGAACAGGATGTTCTTTTAATGGATACCATCGCTCATAAGAACGCTTAATAGCGGGGTTCATTAGTCTGGGAGCTTCCCTGCAATCTCATTAAGAGCATCAATAATATCATTCGCGCCGTTGTCTTGTTCCTCATGTCTAGCTTCAATCATGCCAAAGTTGCATTTAAGATTGAATATTGCCCCAGTAGGTGCGTTTCCGTAAAGCCTTTGTTCAAGTGCTATCTGAACTCTTTGCTTGGCTCTTTTTATAATGGCAAAAAACTCATCTCTTTTTTCATAGCTTCTAAGGCTCTCTGTATCAATATCAAGATGGTAGGCAAGCCCTGATACCGTAGGCGGCGTTACTATATCCTCTCCACCCTCATTTGTTACTGTTAATGATTCAAAATACAAGTCTACCGCATTTTGCAGTATCTTTGGTGTAGCGAACTTTAATGGTCTGCCGCCTTTGTTCTTTTCAGCCATTGCTTTCTATTCCTGCTTTCGGTAGTTCAAAGTAGTTAATATGCCCACCTGTTGAAGTATCGCGCTTTGATGCCATCTCAACGGCTTCTTTTGCACTTGCCCCCATATCCATAGCTGTATAAGCGTGTGGTGTCCCGCTTCCAATCGCATACACTTCGCCTTGCTCTAATGGCATAGAAAACAGAGTGTCGTCATCAGTGCCTACAATGAATAAGTTGCCATGGTCATATACAATAGCAGACGATTCAAGCTTAGAGTGCTTTACTTCACGATTGAAATACATCTCAATGAACTTATCTTCATCGCATACATATCCAGCTAAAAAGAAATGCACGCCTTTGACTGTTCTCGACTTGCTCGCGCTATCTGACCTTATTAGGTCGTCAGTAGTTACTCTAGAGTCGTATGCTATTACGCCATCTTTATATGCTATTGTAGTCATTTAACCTCTCCGATCATTCAGGCAATTACTCATGTATAAATCAAATGCAATGTTTTTACTTTCATATAAAAACCATTCAATGGCGTTCAATCCTTTCTTTATGTCGTCATCAATGAGAGTCAATAAATCTTCATCATACCAAGATGTGCATCCTATAGGCTTTCCATTATCATCTATGAAAATAAGCGAATATCTATCATTACTTCCTTGATAAAATTTCTGTTTGTAAGAATATTGAACTACTGCATCAACTCCACTTGTAAAATGGCTCATGCTTGATGGCAAGTCATCTTTTATGCGTACTATAGAACCTCTTTTGAATTTCTGAACTTTAGTCATTAGCTACATAACCTCTCTAACAAAGCTTGCCCGTTAGGCGCTGCTAGATATTGCCCTAATACTATAAGTGCAGATCCTGTTGTTAACAGAATCCAGCTTACTAAATAATGCTTAATACGTCGCATTTTTGGAAGTTTCATTCTATCACCTCTTCCGCCATTACTTAATATCCACATTTATTGAGTGTTTATCCCTGATGTCTCTAATGCTTTTTTCTGCGCTAATGCTAGCTTCTCTGATAGCTTTTAACTTATCTTCTACATTAAGTGATCGTGATGCACAAATTTTACTGACATTTTCATTTTCAAGCAATCGAACTTGAGCCACTAGAATTGAAACATTTATATCATCATTCATCACTTACCCCTACCTTTATACAGCTTTCTGTTATGTTTTTAGCCACTCCTTATCAATCACCCCAACAAACTCAAATATTCCTCAATCACATACTTAGCTTCTACCCAGCCTTTGCACACAACTGCTTTATACCCTGCATTGTTCAATCGCGCAAGCCATTCTTTCTGTTCTGCTGTTGCATAGCTCCCCTTTTGTCGCTTAAGCTCTATGCGTAGCCCATGATAGCCGTTTGATGGGTAGTCTAGCAGGATGTCAGGATAGCCTTTTGATACACCTTCCGCTTTTAGCTTCTTCGCAACGGCAATATGCCGCGCTCCACCATTTGGCACTGCTGCGATATTATCAAGAGCTGGGTATCGGGCTTTATTTAGCTTCACCCATTGCATTAAAGCGACCTGTTCTTGATGTTCTGTTGGAATATTCATTCAACCACCTTAACATCGCTTATTTTCGCCAATGCATACCAGTTTAGCTTATGCGCTTTTGTGAGCAAGCGAACATGTAGCTCACCCTCGCCTTTCTCAAAGTCTGAATAAATAAATTGCACACCATGCACTTCATACTCTGCTTTGTCTTTGTGTGATAGCAACCGAACTTTGTCGCCTGTGTTTATTACAGGCATATATACTCACGAACATCATCCCAACTGATACACTCATCGC